AATCGAATACAGAGACGCATGGACAAAGAAGATCATCGGCAGAGACCTGACCACAGAGGAAAGAGACGCACTCGCTTCCGCAGGCGCAGTGATCCCCACAATGACCGTTAACGCAGTATGGGACAAGCTGACCGCTCCCGCTGAACTGCTCGGCAAGGTGGACGTTTCCCAGTTCCCCACTTATGTAAGGTTCCCGAAGGCAACCACGAAGGGCGCGGCTACCGCTCAGGCAGTCGGCGGCACCATCACAGAATCCAGTGACGTGATCGGCTATATCGACCTGATCCCGAACGAATATGTGAAACTGCTTACAGTCGGCGCTGACATCGACCACATGGCAGTATCTGCGGTGCATGACTGGATCGTGAACAACCTCGTTGATTCCATTCGCGCGAAGATCAACGCTGACATCGTAGTCGGCACCGGCACAAATCAGCTTAAGGGCATTCTCGCATCTGTTTCCGCTGATGCTACAGCCCTTCCTTCCGCCATCACCAAGAACGCTCTGCTTAAGGTTATGGGCGCTCTGGGATCCAACTATCAGGCGGGCGCTGTATGGATCATGACCCCTGCTATGTTCTATGAGAACGTCATGACCATCACATCCCTCAACGACTATATCATTAACAACGGCTTCGAGTTCAAGCTGTTTGGACATGATGTTGTTCTGATGTCTGAGGCACTTGTTTCCAGCAAGGAGACCATCCTGTACGGTGATCCGAAGGCATACAAGCTGAACATTTTCAAGGCACTGGAGGTCAAGCCTTTCGAGACTGCAACCACAACAAACATCCAGTTCCGTGGCGCTACAATGGCCGACGGCGAACTGATCGACGCAGCGGCATTCGTAAGATTCGCTCAGGCGTAAACAAGACTGATATCCGACGGAGGTAACTATGGTAGACCAGAGCCTTATCTATTCCGCAAAGATGGCGGCAAGGATTACAACAGATTTTTATGACGTTGAGGTCGAACGTCTGCTGAATGCGGCTATGTTGGATTTGGGCGTCGCTGGCGTGGTTATCCCGTCGGAACTTGACGACCTTGTTAGTCAGGCCGCAATCACATATTTTCTGATGAACTTCGGACAGCCTGACAACTACGACAGGCTCAAACGGTCATACGATGAGCAGAAAGCGCAGTTAAGCACAAAGACGGGGTACACGGCATGGACAGAAGCGACGTAATCAAGCTGATTCCAATCACGTATACAAAGGATACGGCAGGGATCCCGCGCGCGACTGAGGGAGAACCCCGCGAAGTGATGTGTCAGGTGGACAGTGTGACCCGCTCCGAGTTTTTCGAGGCGGGCCGCAATGGTCTTAACCCTGAATTCGTGTTCCGTGTGTTCTTCGGCGACTATGAGGGGGAGCGGTTAGTGGAGTATCAGAACAAACGGTACTCCATTTACCGCACCTATCATGGACGCAATGACATGATGGAATTGTACGCTGAGCGGAAAGGCGGCACCAATGGCGGGAATTGACCTTGAAAGAACCGTAAGAGATATCTTGCAGGACTATTCCGTTGAGGTCTCCAAAGCGGCGGCGGAAGCCGTTCAAGAGGTCACCAAAGAATCCACGAAGAAACTGCGCCAGACATCGCCAAAGCGCAAAGGCAGATACGCAAAAGGATGGACTGGCAAGGTAGAAAAAACGGCTACGACCGTTGACGCTACCGTATACGGCAAGACCGGGACATACCAAATAGCCCACCTGTTAGAGCATGGGCACGCACGCAGAGGCGGAGGGCGTAATGTCGGCGGAATTGAGCATATCAAGCCCGTCGAAGAATGGGCTATTTCCGAAGTCGAGAAGCGCATCAGAGAGAAGGTGGAGCGATGACCCCACAGCAGATAAAAACAATGATCGAATCCGTCGGGATTCCATATGCATACCATCAATTCGCAGATGATACGGGACAGCAACCCCCGTTTATCTGCTTTTTTTATGGGAACAGCAATGACCTGGCGGCAGACAATACCAACTACGCACGAATCGAGCCGCTGTACATAGAACTGTACACGGATGAGAAAGATTTTGCACTTGAGTCGCAAATCGAAACTCTGCTGAACACTAACGAATTAGTATTCCGCAAAGAACAGACGTATTTGGACAGCGAGCGCATGCACGAAACTATTTATACAACCGACATCATTATGGAGGTTTAAACATGCCTACAACCAACAATAAAGTTAAATTTGGCATTAAGAACTGCTTCTATGCGGTGGCCACCATCGCAGACAACGGCAGTGCTACATATGCCGCACCCGTAGCGCTCAAAGGCGCTGTAAGCCTTTCTCTTGAGGCGCAGGGCGACAATTCTCCGTTCTATGCGGATGACATCACCTATTACATGGCGGCGATAAACAGCGGCTATCAGGGCGACCTTGAGCTTGCACTTATCCCCGATTCCTTCAAGACCGACGTTCTCGGTTATGCTACGGACGCCAACGGGGTTCTGTATGAGGACGCTGACGCAGAGGCGAAACACTTCGCTCTTATCTTCGAGTTCTCCGGAGATCAGCACGCTACTCGTCATGTCATGTACAACTGCACAGCCACAAGGCCCGCAACCGGCTCCTCTACTATTACTGAGACAAAAGAGCCTCAGACAGAGAGCATGACCATTACGGCGACATCCATCTACAATGCTGCGCTTGAAAAGAACATCGTCAAGGCGTCCTGCACACCTGATCAGGCGACTCAGTACAACGCATGGAACACTGCTGTATATCAGGCAGCGGCACAGTAAGGGGGCATTATGAGGGGAACAATTACATTCGGCGACAAGCCGACTGAACTGGTAGCAAACGGCGCGACACCTGTGCTTTATAAACGGGTGTTCCGCCGTGATTTCCTTAATTCCGCGAACAAGGCGGATGACATGGACATTTATGTAGAGCTTGCCTTCATCATGGCGAAACAGGCAGAAAAACCGATGTCCGAACTGATCAATGGGCTCAAGTACGAGGATTATCTCGAATGGGTTCAGAATTTCGAGGCGATGGACATCATCTCTAAGGTGACTGATGTTTTCGCACTGTATCAGGGGCAGGCCGTACAGACGTCTGTATCAAAAAAAAAGGAATAAAGACTGACAGGCCGTATAACACGGCACTGTATTTATTGAGATGTATCGAGGCCGGGATTTCATTACCTGACCTCGATTTTTTTGAAGTTGGAGAAATATTGGACATCCTGACGGAGCGAAGCAATGATGGCGAAAGCTATGCGCGTGTAGCTACTCAGGAAGATATGGACAGGTTCTAACACATGGCTGGAAATATCAAAGGAATCACCATAGAGATTGGTGGGAACACAACCCCACTGCAAAAAGCTCTAAGCGGTGTCAACAAGTCCATAAAGGATACACAAAAAGAACTAAAAGAAGTCGACAAGCTGTTAAAGGTCGACCCGAAAAATGTAGAGCTACTGCGTCAGAAGCAAGACCTTCTTAACAAAGCCGTGTCCGATACAAAGGACAAGCTCGACAAGGAACGGGAAGCCCTCAAGCAGTTATCCGAACAGGATCAGACGCCCGAAGTGACTGATAAGATGAATCAGCTCAAGCGGGCTATCATCGAAGACGAACAGGCACTCGACAGCCTTAAGGGCAAGCAGAAAGAATTCGGGTCCGTAGCAGCACAGGCCATAGCTGGCGCAGGGCGCGAAGTGGAGGCGTTCGGCAACAAAATACAGGATGTAGGGAAGAAGTTACAACCTGTATCAGCCGCCGCAGGTGGATTTGCCGCCGGCATGATCGGACTGGGCTATAGCTCTGTAACTGCCGCCGACGATTTAAATACGCTGTCAAAGCAGACGGGCCTCAGCACTGACAGTCTGCAAAAAATGAAATATGCGTCCGATCTTGTGGATGTATCGGTTGAGGACATTACTGGCGCATTTACCAAAATGAAAAAAGGTATGGCCGGCTCGCCTGATGCTTTCAATGATTTGGGCGTATCTGTTACCAATGCCGACGGCTCAATGCGTGATGCTGAGAGTGTATTTAATGACACACTGAAAGCGTTATCGCAAATTGATAATGAGACGGAACGCGACCAGAAAGCGTATGAAATCTTCGGCAAGTCAGCAGACCAGTTAGCGGGAATTATCGACGACGGCGGCGCGGCTCTTCAAGCGTACGGAGAACAGGCGGAAGAACTCGGCCTTATTATGTCGGGCGATACGCTTGATTCACTGAACGAGATTAACGACAAGGTAGATCAGAGCAAGGCGCAGATAAGTGCGGCGGCCGGCGAACTTGGGGCGACCATTGCAGAAGGAATACTTCCACTGGTTGACCCGATTGTCGCCGGGATCCAGAAGGTTACGGAATTTGTCCAAAACCTCACACCTGCACAGACCAATCTGATTTTGGTGATTGCGGGAGTTATTGCAGTTCTCGCTCCGCTGTTAAGTATCATCGGCGGAATCATCAGCACGGTCGGAACGATAATGACGATGGCACCGGCTATATCTGCCGCGTTGACTGCGCTTTCCGGTCCGATCGGACTTGTCATAGCAGCTATTGCGGCGCTGATTGCTATCATCATTGTATGCATCGCGCATTGGGATGAGATCAAAGCAAAGGTTAAGGAAGTATGGGACGCTATAACCACATACGTTACTAACCTCAAAGAAGACGTTTCCGCAAAGTGGAATGAGATCAAGCAGAACATCGCCGACAAGATCCAGTCAATCAAGACGGACTTACAAGAGAAATGGTCGCAGATTAAGAGCGATGCAGTCCAGAAGATTGAGGATACCAAAAGCAGTATCTTGCAGAAGTTCGCGGATATTAAGGACGGCATCAAAAAGAAGATTGAGGACATCAAGGGATTCTTCAGTAATCTCAAACTAAAATTCCCTGAAATCGAGATGCCAAAACTTCCGCACTTCAGTCTGTCGGGCGAATTCAGCCTTAACCCCCCGTCAGTACCGCATTTGGATATTGACTGGTACGCAAAGGCTATGAACCAGCCGTATTACTTCAGTACTCCCACTGTCATGCAGACTCCTTACGGACTGCTTGGCGCGGGTGAAGCGGGCGGAGAATTCATGTACGGCAAGAACTCACTAATGAACGACATACAGAACGCTACGGCGGCAAATAATGAGTCGTTGATTGAGGGAATGTATGTCGCTTTTACTGCGGCGTTACAGCAGGCAGACATTCGCGTTGAGATCAATGAGCGCGAATTTGGGCGCATAGTAAGGGAGGCGAGAGCATGAGAGTACCAATTACATACATCGCCTCTTCCGGGCATAAATACAATCTGATAGCCAACGGGATTCTACACAGAAAAGCAAATTATCACGCATGGGCCTATCGCGTACAGGGCACGAAACTGCAATACGGCACCCGTGTGGCTGACTTTGCAAAGGATCCCGCCACTTATGAAACAGAACTAATCTTCGTAGGCGGAGAGGTGCAACGGCAGGCGCTTGTTAATGCGCTCCATGATGACTTTGAGGCGGACATTCGGAACATGAAGCCGGGCCGCATCGTGTGGGGCGATTATTATATTGACTGCTATATTGTCGAATCAAGCACGGAACCGACGGACAACACCACTCAGACGCTGAACAAGATTACAATCTATGCACCGTATCCTTACTGGGTACAGGATTTCAAGGTTGAGCTCTTCCCGTCATCGGAAACAGAGAGCGCTTTCCTTGACTTCCCGTTTGATTTTCCGTTTGACTTCACCGCTCCCGCGATTGGCGAGACTACCGTAGCATCAGACTTCCCGTTCGATTCGGAGTTTGAAATGGTCATTTTCGGACCGGCAGTAAATCCGCGCGTGACCGTCAACGGATACGGTTATGTTCTGTATACTTCCATCCCGTCGGGCGCTTATGTGGTCATAGACTCCCGTAAACACACGATAATGCAGTACAACACGGACGGAACGCAGAGCAATATCTTCAATCTGCGGAATAAGACTGATTCGGTATTTAAAAAGATACCTGGTGGAAACATTAACATCGTTTGGGATGCATCATTTGGCGCTAATATCACCATTCACCGCGAACGCAGCGAGCCCAGAGTGGAGGTGAGAGGATGATTGTTGTAGCTGATGCAAACGGCGCAGAAGTCCGCTCGCTTCTTTTTACGGAGTACGATTTCGAAGTAGGCGATACAGAGAACTCCTTCCTTGTCACCTGCTTACGGTCCGAATGGGAAACAATCACGGACGGGTCACGAATCTATATTCCGGGCACTGAATACGGCGGACTGTTCAAGCGCCTCAAGACCAACACGAAGAACGGGACAATCTCGGCGGGCGGTTACACATGGCGCGGGATGTTGCAGAACAAGATTTTGTGTCCTGATGCGGGCGATGATTATGCCACCGACAGCGGAGAACTCAATGCCATTATTGGCGCAAGGGTTTCCGCAGCGTTTCCGGGGCTGTTCGTAGGGTCAAGTGAGTCCACGGGTATAGAGGTTGACTACCAATATAATCGATATGTCACCTTATACGACGGACTCAAGGCAATGCTGAAATCAGTCGATTACAAAATGCGGATTTCCTATGATGTGGAAACTGGCAAGGTCGTTGTCGAGGCTGTTCCGATAGTCGATTATTCGAGCCAAATCGAGTATTCGAGCGACATGAACGCCAACTACTACATGACGCAGGAAGGCACGGGCGTCAATCACCTTATCTGTTTGGGACAAGGCGAACTTGCTGAGCGTGAAGTTGTTGATTTGTACGTAGACGACAACGGGAATATTTCCACAACGCAGACATTCTTCGGATCTGATGAGATAGCGCAAGTATATGACTATGCGGGTGCGGCCCGTGACGACCTCATCCAATCGGGCACGGACCAGCTCAAGCAGTTACGGAATCAGAACAGTTTCCGCATTGACCTTGAAACGACTACAGATGTGGAAATTGGCGACATCGTAGGCGGGCGTGATTATACCACTAAGATGCGCATGACCGCGCCGATTACGACGAAGGTCGTTACATGGCGCAATGGTTTTGAAACGACAGAATACAAGTTATCTGACGATGTACAGATAGAACTGGATAACACACGGCTTATGAAAGTAAGCAGAAAGGTGTTAGATAAGAAATGAACATTATTTTGGGCTATAAAGCTGATCCACACATTACGGCTCAGCAATTAAGAAATACATATGTCGGAATATTTGGCGATGGCGTCCACATTTTAGACGTCGGGTCTAACCTTGCTGCTACGGTCATTTCTGCTACAGAAGTGCAAATAGCGGACGGCGTAATGGTCGCACAGGGGTGCACGGCGTCGATTGAAAACGGCATGTCCGAATCTCTGGTTATTGCCAATGGCACGCAGGGCATGTTAAGGCGTGACTTGATCGTGGCGCAGTACACAAAGAACAGCGGAACGGGCGTGGAGAATATGAGCCTTGCGGTTAAGACTGGCACTCCCGCTGCTTCCGATCCTGCGGCGCCTGCATACACAACTGGATCCATTGCGGACGGGGACACACTGGTAGAGTTTCCGCTCTATCAGGTCAATCTTGATGGTATCAGTATTACATCGGTTGACCCGCTTGTAAGTACGGTGAGCGTGTTAGATGCGATTACGGACTTGCAGAACACGGTCACGGAATTGCAGAACACTGTGGACAATACGAAGTTGACGGTGGTCAATGCTCCGCTTGGAACGATGACATTCAACTCTGCGGGCGCAACAGGCGGTACGTTTAATGTGGCTCAGCGCATTCCCGCAGGCTATACGATGATTGGAGCGATTCCCGCTCAAAGTGGTTATTTTGGAGCATATTTCTATTCTTGTACGGCGGCATCTGCTACGACTGTATATGTGCAGTTGATGAGGATCAGTGGCACACAGGCATATACAAACCCCATCGTAAAACTGCTCTGTGTAAAGAATCTGTAAGGAGGTGAGGATAAATGGCATTAACGATTATTGAGCGTAACGTACAACTTGATGTGTACGACCATGACCTTACACCTTCCAAGATTAAGGCAATCGCACTGGATTCAAAGACAAGGTACGTAGGTGCGGAAATCCACAACGGTGGGCAAATCTACAATGTGGGGCAGAATACAGCGGTCACATTGACCATCATCAGACCCGACAAGACCGGCGTACAAGTGACTGGTTCTACATTCCAGTATACGGTCGGTGATGGTGAGAGTGTTTACGGTGCTTACGCAGAACTGACGCAGACCGCACTGGCAATCAGCGGAACGTTGTTGGCGCAGTTTATGCTGACCAGTGGTGACCAGATACTCCGCACAGAGATTTTCAACATCAATAACGGTGTGGCACTTGATGCAGAGGTCAGCGAGTGGGCGGGTGAATATCAGGGATATAACCTTGATGAACTGGTTCAGAATGTCAACGAATCATCGGCAAAAGTCGATGCGATGGAGCAGGATGTAAGTGATTTAAAGAGCGGTTTAACTATCATCGACAATGATTTAAGCTCTGGTCGATTAAATTATTATGACGCTACATATCTGAGCGACCTCGCTGATGATTTTTACAAAATTGACAATACCGCAACATGGGAACAGGGGTCGTGGACAAGTAGCGATGAGGTTGATGCGAATACATGGATTCGTACACCGTCTGCGAACAAACTTTCTGGTGGTTTTCTTATACATAACAAGGATACACGGTATGGTTTTTTTGTTGCAAAATACAATGCGACCACTGGGGCATGGGCAGGCTATTATGGGTCGAGCGATGCGTATAATACGAACGAATATACATATATTCCTGTGCAAAGCAATGTAGTGTACAGATTAAGGATAAGATATGTGGCAAATGCCAATACTCCGTTGTCTCCAAGCGAAAACATGATCGACATTTATCGGGGATTAGGGGTCGTCGATGCGATGAAGCAGGATGTTACTGAGTTAAAGAGCGGTTTTAATGACTTGTACAACACCGCCTACGTCACGGATTCTGTCAGTGGTTCTATTGCTCACTTTGTGGACGGTGCGGATAATGTCCCGATGAAGTCTGTCGTTATTGATACGGAATCCGCCAGTGCTACTGTAACAAAAACAGGAAAAAATCTACTTAAACCGCAGACGGTTGGTACTTCTGTTCATAATGGCATATCGTTTACTTATACGTCAGATGGTGGAATCGTGTGCAATGGGACATCAACTGGAATTGCATATTCTGCCGCGCAGAACGGTTTTAGGTTGCCAGTAGGACAGTACATTAAAAACGCACCAGATAGTAATGGGGTTGGGGTTATTGTACAAGCAAAAGCATTACCAGACTGGACTACGGTGCAAGGTGGTGGTGCATCTGACAGAACCGTAACCATTAGCGCAGAGGATGCACTATATGACTTAGCAGTAAGAATCAGAATCCCATCAGGCGTAACACTAAACAATTATGTATATTACCCAATGCTTCGCTTTGCCTCTGACGCAGACGACTCCTACGAACCTTACGCAGGCGAAACATACGAAGTTACGCTCGTGGACGGAGTTGTGCAAGAAGAGATTAAAACCCTACTCGGAGTCAATAACATCTGGTCGGATGCTGGCGACGTTGAGGTAGAATACAGAGCCGATACCAAGTTGTATATTGACAAACGATTGGGGGTGTAACGCATGGACACAACCAAAAAGATAATCAGAGGTGTAGTAAATTCGAGAGGGTTTACTATCACTTCCCCAATAACTCAGTGGGATTACGGTTGGCAGTTTATCCCCGAAATTGACGATTTACCGCCTACATACAGACTGGACTTTTCTAACGAGGAAAAGCATGGAACTGCATTACCTGTCTATTGCAGTACGGATGGCGCAGAAATCCCCATTTAACTCAGTTAATAACCGCCCGTCACGGTCAGAATATGACGGACTTGTAAGCTAACCAGAGGGCGGAGGAATCTGCTCTCTCATATGAGGATATACCCAATGGACACAGCAATCATTTGCGGTCTTATAAGCGCCGCATCAGCAATAATCGTATCAGTCATAACTGCTGTCTATAACAACAAATTGATTATGTATCGATTGGAGCAGTTGGAGAAAAAGATGGATAAGCACAACAATGTTATCGAAAGGGTCACTGTCCTCGAAACTAAAGTGGCAGACCTTGAAAATGACGGAAAGTGAGGACGTATGAACACATTTCTTACAAGTAATGACACAAGATACAGACTTTTGCGCACTATTGTACAGGGCTTAATTGGCGTATTGATTGCAAATATTGATACGCTTGTTGGGTTCACGCCAATAGATCCGGCGTTAAAGCCTATCATCGTTGCCGTTGTTATGGCTGTCCTTTCACCGATCATGTCTGAATTGGGAGGCAAAAAGGAGGTGGAACAGTGAGTAAAATCACAGTATGGATTCCTAGTATGCCGCAGCGGTCCTACGCCTATAGGCGCGGGGATGCGCAGATCATACACGATGATAATAAGAACGCCATTGTTATAGACGGTGGCGAAGATTTCTTATGTGACCAGATCATAAGCTACTGCAAGTCTCACGGCATTACTCATATCACATATATCCTGTCTCACTGGCATTATGACCACGATCGTGGAATGAAGCTGCTGCTGGATTCGTCCATCATCGTAGATAAGATTTACTGTCCGCCGCCGTCAGATTTGACCAAACTCCGTGATTCGGATGCACGGGACGACTACAGCCGAGCAAGCCAGCGCATCGCTCAGGCAAAGAACCTCAAAAAGACCATTATCTACCCGCCGGCGGACCAGAACACCCGCATTAAGGTAGGGTCGATTGTGTGTGATATTTGGCGGAGAAGCGTCAAGCCGTCCGAGAATGTGGACTATCAAGTTAATAACACATCACTCGTCTGCTACTTCCCCGAACTCTACTACATGACATCTGGGGACACGATCAACGCAGTAAACTCATACCTTTCTAACAAATTCGGCACAATCAAAGTGTTTAAAATCCCTCATCACGGGAACGCTTGCACGACCGAAGCAACAAACAGGTTTGCAGAGTTGGGAGCAGAGTTGTGTTGGTACAACCACGCAGAGGCATTTGGGACGAGTATTGGTGGTGACGAATTCTCACATTGGGGTGCGCTCTACTGCAAGAAGAAAGGATTCGTTTGCTTAAGACCTTTCCACGAGATCACAATGATTGCCGCAAACAAGACTCTTACAGTCATGCAGAACGGTTCAAAGTGGACGTACGATATCCCTTATACCGGAGTGGTAAAAGAGGGATGGATTCTCGACAAGTCTAACGGATGGCAGTATCAGTTTGCGGACGGTTCTCTCGCCACAGGTTGGCAATGGCTGAAATGGGGAGACAAGAACGAAAAGGTCGATTGGTTCCTGTTTGATCCCAATGGCTATATGCTCACAGGATGGCAGAAAGTCAGTGGTTATTGGTACTTCCTCAACGAGAAAACAGGCGCAATGCAGACAGGATGG